GTAACAGTCTCAACTGGTTCATCAAAAGAGGTAGTAACATCTGTTACATTACCTACAACTGTTGTACCAGCAAGAACCATATCCATACGAGTCTTTAATTCATCGTAGGATTTAAAATTAGTGGGGGCAGTATAATCCTTGAGAGAATATTCCGTTTCCCACAACTTTTCAAGTTTATCGTCATCATCAAATAATGCTGTAGGTGCAGCAAATTCTGATTTGTCATAATTCCAATAACCATCGACCTTCCGAATTTTGAGTAAGAAATTTGCACCTTCCCAAAAATCATATGGATTGATAGCAGTTTCATCTTCAAATGCAGGCTGCATGGCCTCCATGATTTTATCAAAGATTTTCTTACCATAACGAAACAGAAACACTTTTCCCTCACTCTCAGGATGTTTCTTGTCAGTCACCACATAGATGTTAGAGAAATATTGCAACTTCCTCTTCTGTTTCCGAGCAATTTCTTTATCGGACTCTATACCAGAATTCCAGTAAGCTGAATTCATTTCAGATACAGGATCATTCTGTCCAAGAGTAGTAAGAGAGTTTTCAATATACCACTGACCAGTAGGGCCTTGAAATGCATGATTCCAGACTTTTGCCCAAGGTAAATCTTCACCCTTTATTGCTGGAAGAAAACGAATGACTGCATAACCATTACCTGACTTATCAAGTTCCGGCTTCCACAGACGTTCATCAACGTATGATTTCTTTTCCATAGGGGCAGTTTCTTTTTCTGCAGCCCCGAGTAGTTTATCAAGTGTATTTTGTTTTTTGAGTGCGTTTAACGACATATGTATCTCCTTATGTTTTCTTATGTTAACGTATGTTTATTGTTTATATTATATACAGTTTTATGAGATAAGTCAAGTCTCTTTTTTATATCCAATTGTTTGAAACCCAATCACGAGATTGGATTTCTTCTTCTTTAACAAATCTCAATCTATATAGGTCTTTATCTTTTTGAATAAAATTGACCAGACCATTCCATGCAAGACCGATACGTTCTGATTCAAGCTTGTTTGCATCATGGCCGTGATATAAATGTGAATTAAACACGAGCATCGTATCTTCTGTAGAGGGAAATGACAATGTACTTGCTGTATTTGGATTTCCCTTTTTGTAATGTTCTGTTAGTGAAATGAATGGTTCAAATTCCATCTTCTGTTTCTTAAAATTAAGAGGAGGATGGCCCTCTTTTGATTTTAGATATAGAGTACCGCTGATTATAGAATTAGAATGATTGTGTATTTTTTGGTATCCATCTTTACCACTTATATTCAACCAACTCTCAGTAACAAAAAACTCTTCATATTCCATCTCTAATACATTGTCCAGAAAATCTTGAGCACTGGATTCCACAAAATCTCGTATCTCTTTTAATTCTGGTTCAAGTAAAATGTTATAGAATTTTGCTGAGCGCAATTTAGTTTGGCCAGGAAATTTCTCAAAGGTAAATTTACTCAAGTCCAAGATATCCAAAAAATGACTTGGAGCATGATATTGTTTTACCATACCTGTAGGAAATAAAGGTACACCTGTCATATTATTTGTAACTCCTCACACATGTCTTCCTTTGTTATATATTCAAGATTGGAATAACGAATCTTTTCTTTCAATTTTGTATCCACCCAATAGAATTGTACATTTCTAAATTCTACAAATGTAGCCTGCATCTGTTCTACCCAGTTGACAGGATTAAATCCTATAGCATTAGCAGGAAGATAATTCTGAGTACCCTTGTATACATTGTTTAATGGTTTGCCATATACACTAAGATCAAACCCTAATAGATATACCTTTTTTGCAGTATTTTGACATGCAAGATGCATTGCAGAATTACCAGCAGACCATCCTCTTGGGAAATCAAAATTTATAACGCTGTCATCTTCATCTACCCATGTGATCCAGATGCCGACATCTTTTTCCATCTTCATTCTCAAATCATCAGCATCCATATCTGGATTCATTTTTATAGCTTCTTTAAGTTTTTCCTGTACAAGTGCAGGGTCTTTTCCCTGTATGACACAACTGGTACGACCAATATGGGAATTCTGAAAAACAAATTCTTCTGGAATGTCATAGCCCATAAGAACATTAGTTGCAACATCTCCAGGCAATATATTCCAATCAGTAAACCAACATGTATGTTTTTTAGCATATCCAGATGCATAAATTTCCTGTTCCATGTTATGATCTGTTGCGACAAGATTATCTACTGAACCATCACGATAAAGAGCATTACATCCCCATGTCGTTACACTTGGAGCTAATATTGTTTGATGACATGGTTTATACCAATCTCTAGATTCTCCATTACCAATTATTAGAGCATTATCTCCAACAAAACTGGGAACAATCATGGTGTCATCATGCAGATATTCTGTAGCTGTTTCCAACACTACTTTTCTTCTGTACTAATTTTTAATACTGATTCTTGTGTTTGTGAAGGATTTTGTCTGCAACCGATTTCATCCAAAGATACTTTCCATCCTTCTGCAAGCATACCTTCTACTGTGGAAAGTCCTCTATCCTTAATGAGGCCACTCCAAGAATGAATAAATTCCTTACATGCCGTTTGTGTATCGAAATGTCGGGACAATACATGAACCTTCTCATCCCTTATTTCTCCATCAGGGGCTGTTATTGTAAATGCTAACAGAAGCATAAATGTTTTAATCATGTACTTTTCCTTTCAATTCGTTTACTCTATTTCGTAATACACTAACTGCTGTCCTTAAATTTCCAGAATTATGATCTTCATATCTACTCTCAAGAACTGCAATTTCTTCCATCAATATAACTATTTTTTCAACGGCCACTGTATTAAACTCATTACTATACTCATTACTCATTTTCGTAAGGCCTCCCAACTATAAGGAAATATTTCCTCTGCTAACACATCAATTTGTTTTGTAACCATTTGGGTTTCAAGTTGTGCATCATCTTTGCATCGTAGGTTACAGACACGAGCAAATGCATATAAAGTCCCACTCCAATACCATTCTGTCATCATTGATTGGGGTAGAATCATACGTGCTTGTTCTGGACAAACACCTCTCTCTAAAAGATATTCGTACATCCATTTTGAGCTGTCATACATTCGTACAAAATCATCAGGATCTATATCAATTTTTATATCAGAAGATCCTTGTTTCTTATTCTCAGGAGCTCCTCTCCATACTTCTGGTGTATAAAATTCTGGTTCACTATCTACGTACCGTCTTGATACTTCATTCCATACAAGACCTACCTGATGTTTAACCAATTGTCTTGCAACGAATACTGGTGCTTCGATATGAAACTGCATGGAGGCATGACCAAAAGGACTCCAATGGTCATGCTTAGCAAGATATTTTATTAATTTCTCATCTTCAAGAGTCAGTATACCTTCAGTTGGACCTGCTTCTGGTATAATTTCCCATTTAGATATTTTAGAAAATGAGACACGAGCAGCATTAACTACTGACAGATCACTTCCCATTTTATCAATTAATTTTACTTCCATAATATCTACAAAGTGGTGCCGGAGGTAGGACTCGAACCCACGGCCTGAGATTTACAAAACCCCTGCTCTACCAACTGAGCTACTCCGGCTTTCCGTATTGTCTTTCTGATGCTGGCCAATTACCATGTTTTTTAGCATGAGAGTTATGTCTGCGAGGTTGGTATCCTTTTGGCCACTGTGGTTGTCTGCTTGAAAGTTTTTGAACTCGTTCTCCAAGTTCAGACCTTTGCTGTTCCAATTCAGCATTATTATATTCCAGAACTTTTATTCTTTTAGTTAATTCGAGAACTTTCGCCTCGAAAAACCCTTCTGTTCTGATGGAAGGATCACCGTCTAGATGTACTGTAACGTCCATTATTTGGACTCCTATAAGTTTTAATAGTTCTATTCTATACCTATTTTTATTAATTGTCAAGAACCCTTTGTAATTTTTTATTAATTTTTTTAAGTCAGGCCAAATTATATCATCCTTTAATTGTTTATCCCATTTATTACCGAAATCTACAAGGTCATTAAGTATGACTATTGTTTCCAGTGAAATACGTCCACCAAGATATTCTTTTAATAATTTTGGGTGATTGTTATTCTTCGGCTCAAATAATGGTTCAAAATCTTTTACGACAGGTTTAAGTTCGGCGATAAAAAGCTTGTAGAAATTTACTCTTTTATCTAACCATTCTTTATAATTTTCATCACTGAAATTTGCGACATATCCTTTTCCGTGTTTTATAAAATTTGAAACAAAATAATCTTTTATAAAATCATACTCACGATATTTTTTAGAAATCTTAACAAAGAAATGTCTGTCTTTGCGTTTAAAAAAGGAATCCCTAGAAATCTTGGTTTTTCCTCTATACTTAAAAAAATCATAATCATTATTGAAATGTGCTTTCAAGGCACAATACATTAAATATACGTCAATGGGTTCCATCATCTTTAGCTTTAAATCCGTCTTCTTCTACTCTACGTTCTGTATTAGTAGAAGAAGAAGTTAAACTGGCTGCAACAAAACTTGCAGCTGCCAGCATAGGAATTACATATATCATTTTATCTGTTAGATATGCAGTAATATATGTGGGTATTATCACAATAGCTGCTTTAATAAACCCTTCTTTAATCATCCGACTTTTTTAATTTATAATAGATATAAGGTTCGCTACAAGGTACTGATCCTTTGCCTTCATCATGTGTCATACATTGTAACGGAAGTGATTTGGCTGTTGGATCAAGATCAGATTTACCAACATAATGCCACTCTGCACCCTTTGCTCTGTCTATTGCAACTTGATCAAAAAAATCTTTATTATCTGCCATAAAAAGTACTGGTATTAGAATTAAAAAAACTGCAAACATATCTTTTCCTAATCCATAAATTTACCATCTTTAATTAGATGGTGTAGCCTATGTTGAAATACTACAAAAAATAATCTAAACAGATTGTCAGCTTTGTATGTCCCATTAGGAACTTTCAATTCATACATCATACTGGTAACTGTGCTTGTCTTGGTAGAAAGTTCAGTTCTCTCGCATTAGCTTCAATCTTTTCTTTAAGCCCCTTAGAAATAAGAGAACCCAAACCATCAGGTTCGAGTCCTTCTTTTTCACAATACCATAAAACTGCTTCCATGTGAGTTATTCTTTTATTCTTTACAATATCTTCTATTTCAATTGTAAAAGTCTTCGGCGTATTTAATCCCATAATAATCCTTTATATTATACTGTGGAGCTAACCGTGGACTCCACACGGATGTATTATGGCATCACCCAATAATGAAGGGATATTAGGGAAGAGGCATGTTCTTCGGCCGACCTGCTTCCCAACGTGAACTTGTAACCTGAGGCGACTCGAGCTCGAGATCCTGTAGGTGTCACTCTCCCATCCTAGGGTCAGAACAAGTTCGTTCCCTAAAAACCGAGGGGAGACTTCTGTTGCTAGGTGTCTCCCAAACCCCGAGCGATTATGCAGCTAGTGCAAAATTCTCATATGAGACAATAGCTTTTTGTGAACCGAAGCTCGCATAAACTACATTGTCTACCGCAATATTATCGTTTGCGTTTACGTGTTTGACCAATAACGGAGTCATCCGACAATTCTCCACATTTCTATTACACGCCAGTCGATCCTAATTCGCCCCCCTCAAAAAAAGACTAGGTAAACTACACCGCTGAGGAGAAATACATCTGCACAAATAGACCATACCACATATGCTCTTATCATCCACTTACTTACCTCTCGGACTAGGGGGGTCTTCATCGCCGCTCCCCTGTAGTTCTTTTTCCACTTTAATCTCCTTTTGGTGGAGGCGGAGGGAATTGCACCCTCGTCCTGTACGTTTTTCAATCCGCATCATTGAATTGTACTATATTTATACCATGTTTAGGAAGCTTTGTCAACCCCCTTTGAGCAGAAATTCCAGATTTCTTAGGAGTAGGAGTAGAATCTATTCCCACTATATGAACATCTTTCCCTACTGAAAGGAAACATACATATGGGCCTGGAATATATTCTAAAATTGTAGACTGCCGAGTTTCTTTGTTAAATAACACAAGCACATTATAACCAGTTTGTGCATCTACCCACATTGCAAGAGGCTTTTCTTTTGCAATATTTAGAACTGCATTCAATGTTGTTGTAGGATCACCACAGAAAAGAGGTTTGCTTGTTCTAATAACTGTAGGTACATTAGGTTTTTTCCCCTGATGTTCTGTTTTTTCTACTTTAGGTTCTATTTTGGGCGATGTGTCTTTGGGTGGTACTGTGTTAGTTGTTTGACATCCCATCAACAGAAACACCGCCACTATTGCTGCTAAGTGTTTCATTTTGGTTTCTCCATTTCGTAACGGTTTCTGTTAACGCATCTAGATAGTCATGTTTTCTTTTTACAAATTCTTGGACTGTCCCATCTTCTGTAACAACAAGAATCACTATTTGATCAATTACAATACCTGTTCTTTCTTGAAACATCTCTGCGTATGCAGAGCCTTGAATGTAATAGTCTTCGTTCCAATCTTCCTTACGTTCTTTAGTTGATGTTTTAAAATCTATAACAGACGGTACACCATTGTACTCTGACACACAATCAACTCTACCTGCTACCTTATATTTATCACTATAGAGTCCTGCTTCTAGTGCATAGATATCATCTATATTTTGCAATACTTTTTCCTGCAGCTGAGTAAATAAACAATAGGGCAGAAAATCCTTTTTATGTTCCTTCCATTTTGATGGAAATTTGGTGGACATATTATTGAGGTAGTCTTCACACATATGGTGAACTTTGGTTCCTCTAGCTGCAGCTTTTCCAGAAACATAGTTTGCAACTTCATCACCTACACGTTTTCTCCACTCTGTCAATCCTTTCTTGTCTCTACTAGAAAGAACTGTAGTTATTGATGGATACTCTTCTCCTTCTGGAGTAATATAAAATCGTTTTCTGTCA